AAACTTAAATTCTTTTGCTTTTCTTATAAATGTATTGTTCTTAACATCAAATACAGCATCAGCCATTTTATCGTTTGTTTCTTTTACGTTAGGATCTGTAATGATATAATAATTAATAGGATGTTTTGTACCTGGTACTAATGCACCATTAATGTTTCTTAATGACTTGGCTAATTCTTTTCTTATAACATCTCTATCTTCTAATGGCACATCAAATAAAACATTCACATCTAAATCGGCATCATCTCTATATGTTTTTGTAAGTATTGAACCAACTAAACTATATTTTAATACCGGTCTTATATCATTGAATTGTTTAATTTGGTTGTTTATAATATCTAACACACCTTGTTTTAATTTTGGATTATCTGTATCGGCATCATCAAATACACCTTTGGCGTAAGTACGTCTAGGTATATCTATGATCGCTTCTCGTATTAATCTAAACATCTTTTCTTCTTGCCATTCTTTCTTTTGCCATCCATCTTTTTGCAATATAACTTTTGATAGGTGTAGTTAAAAATCTTCTTATAACTGAATTTACTTTGTTCATTGTTTGTGTTACTAATTCTTGTTCTGATTTACTGTTATCTACTACAACAAAGCTTGCTAAACCAAAAAGGTTTTGAAATCTACCTATATTATTTTGAACTGATTGCCAAGAATTTTTAGTAATATATTCTGGTACAACTCTTTCTCTTTTAGCATTTCTTTCTAATGCAACTTCTAAACTTGTGTTTACAAATACCATATAACAATCGTAACCTAATAATTGTAACGCACTATACTGGCGACTTATAATATTGTAATCTCTACCTGTGGCATCTATAACTAAACCTAATCGGCCTTTTACATATAAATCTATTTGGTTATCTACAATGGCCTTTGCTCTTGTTCTTAATATATCTCTAAAATATTGTTCTTCATCAGGCATAGATAAAGATAGACCTGCTTTTTTTAAACTGTTTTCTAATATAATATCTGAATTAACTAACTTTAATCCTGTACCTGCAAATACGTTTCTTGCAACAAAAGACTTACCTGAACCTGGCCCGCCTGCAAGAAAGAAAGCCTTAAATATATTAGGGTCGTAAAGGCCTTCTGAAAGTATTTGTTCGTATGATTTCACTAGCAATTCCACTTTCTTAAAGCTAATGCTTTACGTGTAGGTCTTCCTTTTTCATCTTTCATAGGACCTGGATTGCCTGACATACGAGCACAAAACGATTTACGTCTATTGTATGCCTTGCCTCCTTTTTTCAATTCAGATGGTTTTTTTGTAACAGGTGCTTTTAGATTACTACCATCTTTGCGATTAAAGTAATCTCTACCCTTTTGTGTTAATCCACCACTCGGACTTTTAAGCCCTTTGGCATCTTCTTTTATATATTCTTTAAATGTTTTCATTTATCCCTTTACCCAATCTTTGGCTATTGTAAAATTTGCACGACTAAACTCTAGCCTATCTACAAGTTTAACGGCACCTCTCACTCTATCAACGGCCACATATCCTTCAGGATTTGTTACTCTATATCCATCTGGTGTTCTTATAAAATGACCAATTGATTGTATTTGATTTAATTTTCTAATAAGAAAATTCTTTGCACGTTGTAGTGAAATCCAACTTGCAATTGTAAAATATAATGCTTGTTTATTTCTATCAATAAAATCTAAACCATTATCTCTTATTGTTCTATACTTTTTTTTAGTTTCATCTTTAGAAACAGCATCTACTTCTTGTTGTAACATATTTGCATAATACGACCTAAACATATCTATTAATTCTCTTACTTTGGCAATATCGCCTTGTGTATTTTTTATAAAGTAATTAAAGAAAGATTTAAGTTTATAACCTACTGATAATGGGTCTGTTGAATTGAATTGATTTAATAATGGTTCTGCCTTTGATAACGAGCCTTCTGCCATCGCTATAATATTATCAAACTGTGTCATTTCTGCATTATTAAATGTTGCAACGCCTGAAGCATCTTTATAAGTGGCGTCTGTTACAAACACTGATGATAGTTTAGGAAATCCTCTTAATGAGCCAAAACTGGCCTTTAGATTACTCATTTTACTGCCTGTGTATAATGTATGAAATACAATACCTAATCTTGCACTGGCAATTCTTTTACCTATTTGACTATTTGTAGCGACTGCATATGTAATTGTGTTTGGTGTAAATACATAAAAATCTTGGTCGTCTATTGTAGTAGTTTTAACATCGCCTTTTGTAAACAATAAATCACCTTGTAATATGCCTGTGATACCTAACTTAGATAACTCTCTTAAACATACAATGAGTTTATTAGCTAAAACGCCATCGTGGTTTCGCATTATATCACCTGTTGAATAATTAATTTTAGGTGTTACGTTGAATACTGATTTTGTACCAACAAAGAATTTGCCATTTTCTGGATTAATGCCACATATAACAGCAGGCGCACCGTCCCATTTAACAGTTACGTTAAGTCTACCACCTACGTGGCCTGTTAACATTTTTTTGATTGACTTTAGAAAGTTAACTGCATTACGACCACCTTTTGAACCTTGGTCTATAAGGCTATCTTCTAAATGTTCTAAATGGGTGTTTGTACCCTTAGTAACGAATCCTTTAAAACTAAACATTTACCTCTCATTGTTCCCATAAATAAAATCACGCAATCCATTCAATATATCAATTCTATTATACTACACTATTTATAAAAAGTCAAGTCTTTATTAGCTTGTTTTAACAAAAAATGAAGATACATCAGTATTTGAAGCTCCATATCTAAATAAATCGGTGGCGAATCCATCTTTCTGTGATTTGTTACCTGACATAAAGGTATCTAAAAAAAGTAAACACATATTTTTTGAAAATATAAAAGATTGACCTTTTGATTTACACATTTTAACAAATTCTCCTTCATCTATAGTTGATGTTTTATTTATTTGTAATGTATTATATTTTTTATATAACTTATACATATTTTTCATATCAGCGCCGGTAGCAGAAGTTTCTCTCCAACCACTCATAATACTATTTTTACCTATTGATTTTTTAAAATGTTTTTCGCAATAATAATTTACATTTCCTCCTCCTATTTTTCCTCCTGCAGCTGCCGCTCCTTTAATTTCTCCTTGCCAACTAGACGTACTATTAAAAGCTCTAAATTGAACTTCTGCTGTGCCTAACTTAAAATACATATCTATTGAACTAAAAAAATCTCCATTTTTACCAAATATAAATCCTGTAAAAGGTATTATGTTATTAATTTTTCTAACCTTGGTATTATATTTTGTAAGGCTTACTACACCACCTGTTTTTTTTAATGATACGGCTAATAAAACAACGCCTTTAGATTTTAATTCTCCAGCTTTATCTAACACGGTATTATTTAATTCTTGCCAATCTCCATTACCTCTTTCTTTTATTTTTTCAAAAGGGTCTACTGTAGGACTTAAAGACGACATCCAAACGTCACCTGCATTCCATTTATCATCAGCAAAAGATCCTGGTGCCTGTGGTTGACTTCCAGTTTTTTGAGCTAATTCTATATCTATTTTCTGAGCTCTTTTTTTAGCTTCATAAATTTTTTTTAGAAAGTTATCCGTTGATCTACCTTGGTGCATATATACTATTCCAGAAAAATTTGACCTATAAAAATCAAAAACTTTATTTGCTGTTTTTATATATGTTTGATCATCAATCCAAGAAACTGGTCCTGTTTTTAAAAAAACTTCTAAGCTAATTTTTGCTGTAACATATGCCGCTGCTTTTTTTAAATTTGCATCAGTACAATCTTCTGGTTTTAGCTGTTTTTTTATTATATTAAATGCTAGAGAAAAATAATATGCTTGTCCTGATTCAGTTATATCGGTGTTTTCTGATCCACCACCTGAGCCTCCACCTCCTCCAAAATCAGAATCTTTATATATTTTATTTATTGATATATCTATTAATTTTTTATTACTATTACGATAGAATAATTTTATAGGTGAAGTTTTTAAATCTACTTTTTCAGCAAAAAACTTTGTGCCTGAACCTGAACCTATATAAAAAGGTTGTTTGTTTTTAATTTTTAAACTGATGATTTCTGTTCTTTTTTTGCCGGCATAAGGACCTTTTGAAGCTATTTTACTTAACTCTCCGGTAGTTAGCATTGTCATAACATTATTTATATAATGTTATTTAATATTATCGCAAAGAAACTTAGGTATGCCGCCATTTGATTGCCACTGACGGTGTGTATTTTGAAACTTAACTATATTCTCTATATCTTCTTCAAAGAAAGATTGTCTTATAATTGTGCCTGTTGGTTGTTCAACGGCCTGCCATTGTATCTTATTATTTGATTTAACCATCTTCTTTTCATAACTTAGTTGAGAACCAAGATGGCCTGGTCGTTTATCGTTTCTATGAAATCTTACTTTTTGTTTCTTCATATTTTAAAGTCTGAAAACTTATCGTAACTTGTTTTCACCTCTATTTGTTTTTGGTTAGCATCTACAATATTTTGTGCATTGTTAGATACATCATATAACTTCATCTTGGCTCTATCTACACCAATAATAAAGGCACGATTGATACTTGGGTCATTATAACGATTCTTTAATTGTTTAATCTTCATTTGACCTAGTGCTTCTAATTCTTCATTTGATATTAAAGCAAACATAAAGTCGGCCGTTGCTGGAAGACCAAACGATTCAGAAGTATCTTCTAAACCAATGTCTGTACTTACAAAACCTGTTCTTGTTGTTTGTGTAGCACTAAAGATTGGTACATTAAATTCTACTGCAAGACCTCGTAATTCTTCGGCTATTGCCTTAATGAAGAAGTACGAAGAAATATTACCACCTTTGAATCTACTACTTGAACAAATATTTAGGTAATCAATAAAGATAACATTTGGTCTAAAAGATTTCTTTAATGCAAGTTCGTTTAATAATGCTCTGAAGTGGCCAGCGTGTGCTGATGCTGTGGGATATTCTTTTATAATTAATTTACCGGCCGTCTTGTTTCTTATTTTTAATATCTTGTCATCATACAATTGTTTAGGCATTGTATGTAAATCGTCCATAGTTACGTCTAATAAATTAGCATCTATTCTTTCGGCAATTCTTTCTTCTGCCATTTCTAAAGTGATATACAATACATTTAAACCTTGTGTAAGAAAGGCACTGGCACAATGACACATAAACAAAGATTTACCAACGCCTGTACCGGCCAATGCGATATTCAAAGTCTTAGGTGGTACGCCGCCTTTTGTAATACGATTTAAATAAGATAGGTCGAATTGATATTTCTTTTCTTTTGTATGATAAAAGTCGTATCGTCTTTGAGCATCTTCTATATAATCGTGACCAATATGATTATCAAAAGAAACGGCCAGAGCATCTGCAAGAATACCAGGTATTGCTTCTGGTGTAAGTTTAGGATCTTTCTTATCAAGTATTTTAATACCAGTTAATACGGCATTATGAACGGCACGGTCTTTACAAAACTTTTCTGTTGTATCAAACAACCATTGTAGGTCTACTGTTTCATTTGTAAGTGTATCAAGTAATTCTTTGATTGATTTAAATTCATCTTCGTTGATGTCTTTTCTTTGACCTAATTCTATGACTAAGGCTTCTCTTGTAGGTATATTTTTATATTTGTTTACAAAAATATCTATCTCTCTAAACAACAATCGTTCATTACGATTTGTAAAGTAATCTTCTTTACAGAAAGGTAATGCCTTTCTGGTAAATGCTTCATTGAATATAAAATTACGTAATACTGTAATCTCTATTCGTTCATTACTTAAATTCAACTTTTCCATCTGTCAATTGTTTTTCTAATAGTTCTATTAATAAATCACCTATGTAATCTATAAATTCTTGTGATGATGTATCCTTCTCATAAGGATTCATTATAATATCATACTTAAATCTCATTGGCAACGTACCATCTGGCTTCTCATCTTTTGCAAAGCCTACATCACCGTATTTAAATATAATACCTTTATATTTTTCTTCTAGTAATTTAATACAAGTAAAGTCATCACCTGTCTTTTGGACAAATACGTATTTACTCGGCTCCGTAGAGGAACTTTTTTTTCGTTGCTTCATCAATCTGCTTTAATATTTCCTTTGTAAAATATTTTTCAGGTTCATCATTGATTGATTTACCAAACACTTTAGTGCCATCTGGTAATTCATATCTTGTTGATACTTTTTTGAAAATGCCTTCTTCTTCTGCAATCTCTAACAAACCATAGTATCGATCTAAACCTGATTTGTATGTGAGTCTTACATCTATTTGTGCATTTTCTTTTGTTAACCTTGACTTATAGTTTTTACAGTGGATAATATTACCAATCACTTCATTGTCGGCATCTTTTTCTTTTCTTTTGCCTAGATAAATGATTGATGAGGCAGCGTATTTAAGACCGGAGCCACCACCCATTTCTTTTTGTGGGTACATAGAACCAATTACGTCATATGTGTGGTTGGTCATTATCATTGGAACTTTTGCCCTGCCAAGTTTCAATGTTAAAACTCTAAATGTTGATTTGACAATTTGTGATCTTGTCATATCTCTTGTTTCTTTTCCTTCAGCCGTATCTTCCATTTCTTTTGTAGTGGATAACATACCTAAACTATCTAACACAAGCATTAATGGTTTTCTTTTATCTTCTGGCTGTTCTAAGTATTTGTCTAATACTTTTATTGATTGATTTCTAAATTCTTGTACTGTTGCAACTGGAACAATTACCATTCTTGTGGCATCAACACTACGTGATACGATCATTTCTTTTGAGATTGCACTTTCTGATTCGAAATAAATTACACCTGCTTCTTTATCTTTATCTAAAAAGTTTTTACAAATACCTAAAGCAAAAAATGTTTTACCTGTTGCGGCTTCACCAGCAATTGCTGTGATTTTATTTCCTGCTAAACCACCAAAGATGCTGCCTGATAATAATGCGTTAAATGAATATGAACCTGTGTCTATAAAATTTGTTACATCAGCACTGTCAACACCGTCTGATACTAATGTTGCATACTCGTTGCCTACATCTTTAATTATGTCTTTTAAAAAATTGCTCATATTCTAAGTTCTCCTTTTCACTAGATATTAATACGTATTTGATATTTTCATTATATAACATTTCCTTTATATTGTCAAGTTCTTTTGGACTAAAGTGAGGAGATATTAAATAAGGTGGGTTCTGAAGTCTGTTGATTATTACTATTTGCATAATTTTTCATTGTATCTTTCTTTAATCGTATAGGTTTCAATTCAGTTTCTCTATTAAGAAATTTATAATCTAGTTTTGTTACATCAAAATCAGCTTGAAGTTTATCTGCTATCTTATAAGGGTCAAATTCTGAGCAGCTATAAACGTCAAACTGCATAATGGCCGGGTCGGTTTCGTCCCAAACGTGTATGGCTATATGACTTGTTTCAATAACGGCCACACCTGTGATACCACGGTTGCCTGGTGTAGGACAATATTTAACATAAGGTCCCATTAAAACTTTCATATTGATAAAAGAAATAAACTCTTTCATCCATTCGGTGAGTTTTTGTTCGTCTTTAGGGGGATTTTTTACTTCAGCACGAATGATTAAGTGCTTGTGTATAAGTAAGTTATTTTTATCCATCTCTCTATTTGTTAAAATTTCTTCCACTATCACATCAAATATATAGTTTTATTTATACAAATACTTTCTCTAACGGATGATTTGTAGATTATTATTTTTAGTCCAGATTTCAAGTTCACTTCTTATTTTATTCTCCTTTTTTAATGTTTCATAACGATTGATGGCTTTGTTTCTCCACCACTCTATGATATTGTTTAGTTCAAACCTATCGTAGGTTTTATCTTTAATGATTGTATTTGTTTTACCATTTACAATTTCTATAAAGTTCTTAATACCATAATTACTTATATAATATCTTTTCTGTTCTGTCAAGTCTTTTGCGTTGTGGATAACTTTGTTAAAATCTTCTAATTCGGTTTTATAATCTTTTAAAGAACGTTTAATTAAACCTACGATTGCGTTGGTTAGTTTTAATTTTTTACTTGAAGCATCTTCTTTCACTAAATCGCCGACTATGTTTTCAACGTAGTCTTTTAATTTTTCAAAAGGCAATCCGTGCAACATAGGTATAAAATCACTGTCTGTTAGGCCTTTATATCTTACAAAAGGTTTCATACCATCATACTGACTTGATGATTTACTATTACCATACAAACTTGTAGTTTCAAATAAACATAAATTCATATCATATTTTTTATTTAATAATTCTCTTACGTAATGACTACAACAAATGGCCGCTAACAACTTGCCACCTAGATAATTATAACCAAAAGGTTGAGATGGTACTATAACAAACCCCATCATAGCTGTTTTATTAAAATGACTTAAATTAGGTACACTGCCTAACATCTCATTACGAGGTTTCATATTAATAACTGGCGAACCTAATCTTATAAACCCTACCCATTTATTTGTGGTTGTTTCTTTTATTGCTAGTTTCAAAGCTTTACCAGGAATACTTACCATATTACTATGACTTGAAATCATATTAATACAAGTGTCCCAAGTTTCGTTATCAATTTCTTTTACTTCTAGTTTCATATCTTTAGGCGACATTGTAAAATCAGAAAATAAATCATCATCTAAACTCATACCAGGAAGGCCAGCAGGAATATTTTGTATAGAGGCAATCTTTTGGTCTCTCATATATTCATCTATACGAGAAAAATTACCAAAATAATTTTTAAATATATCAGCACAATGTAGTGCTTGTTCTTTAGTTAATGTTTTCATACTTCGTTACCCCAACAATCCCAACCATCAAACTTTTGTCTGGCAAATAATTCTATTCTTGGTAAATCACCACAAAGTTCTACTATATCATTTCTAATTCTATCTGGCTTTCTACTGTGCTCACGTCTTTCAGAAACAACTAATCTATCTACATTAGCACCGTTTCTTTTTGGTTTACCTTTTGTTGCTAATATACATATTTCAGGATTGGCTCTTGTCCAATAACCAGGCCCTTTAAAATAATAATTTTTCATTCTATCTTTATTTGTTTTTGCCCAAACAAAACCTACCGTCTTATATTTAAATCCCCAACTTTCAACAACAGGTATTTGTTTGTCTAACAATGGGTCTGTACACCACATAAACAAAACACAATCGTCAGCTGCTATATTTTTTACAGGTAAATTATGTATCTCTTTCATATTCATAGTTTGATAATGATTTAAAGGATTTGTTTGTGCCTTTTCATTATTCCAATTTTCAAAATGCCAAGGTGGGTCGGCGTAGATAATATTATATTTTTTATTTGGAAAATCAATCATTAAACTTCTCCATTTTTAAAAATACATAATATAATATATCATAAAATATGAAATTTAAAAATTGCATTGGTATTGTAAAGGCCATACCCATAACATATTCTGGTATAATAAAAAGTGCTAGATATAAACATATAAAGTAATGTATTCTTCTCTCACTAGGTATAGTGTAAAATAACCAATTAATCATTGAAAGAAAGACTCCAGATTTGCTTGTTTCTCTTGCTGCCAACCAATGGCCTGTAACACAAATCTCATAGGGTCTAAGAAAGTCTTTTCAAATTGTGTTTCATAATCTATGTATTGTTGTAGTTTAAACTCTTTAGGCAACGTAGTAATATAACTAATCACATCAAACTTAAATGGATTTGCCTCTACCAGTTTAAGAAATTTAATCTTATCGCCTTCTTGTATAAAAGGATATTTGTTTGATAATTTGAATTGTTTGATTTGATGATTATATATTAGAGCGCCTTTCACGTGTATTGGCGTGCCTTTAATAAAGATATTATTACTGTCTTTATATTTCTTCATATTATTACAAGACCTAGGAAAAGATATTTCTTCAGCTGACATATTAAAAAACTCTTTCTTAAAGTCAGCAATAAACTTCTGTAATGTATCTTCATCTTTATTCATTATTATTTCTATGGCCTTTTTAATTCTACCTCTACATACTTTAGGTGTTGATGACTTAACAGCTTCGATACCCATAATCTTTAGTTTAGTTTCAGAAAGTCTTACGCCTTCTTCATCTAATACATTTAACATATATCTTTTCTTTGCAACCCATATACCTTTGTTGGCGATTACTTCTCGTTTCATTACCATACAGTTTTTAAATGCGTTTGTATAATCTGCAAGTTCTTCAAAACATTTATTTAAAAATGGTTCTATTCTACTGTTAACTACTTTGTCTATAAAGTTACATATCTGGTCATCTGTTTTATCCTTACAAGTATGTTCTACGAGTTTATCAAGTGTAACATAAATTGAATCTGTATCTGAAGCCACAATATAATCTACTTTGTCGTGTGTCTTTAATATGTTGTTAAGATAACCATTTACCTTTTCCTCTATAAAACGAATGATAAACTGGCCTGCCGTAGTGATTGCACTGGCCTGTCTTACATCATAGTATCTAAAGTATTGATTACCAACTGCACCATAAGCGGAGTTTAAAGCAATCTTTCTTGCCCACTGAATATTATGACAACGAGATATTTCTTTTATCAATTCAGGATTTTTAGTTCGTTCATATTCTTTCTTTGCTTTTAACATTCTGTCTTTGAAAACCACACGCTCGTTATACATTGTTTCCATCATTTCAGGTAAAAAACCTTGACTGTCTGTTTTAAACAATGCACCATTAGGTGTAATACAAGCACCATCAGTTTTCAGATAGGCAAGAGGTGTGGATTGATTTAACATTTTATTCACTGAAATACCAGATGGTTTTTCACCTATGATTTTTTCTGGCGATATATTATATTGTATAATGATATGCGGATATAGTGAGTTAATATCAAATGAAACAATCCACTTGTGCATACCAAGTTGTGGCTCTTTTACATAAGCGCCTTCATACTTTTCATTCTTTACATTATCTTCTCTCGGTGGTACACAAATGTTTTTCTTTAATAAATGATTTGCTATCAGTGTGTCCCATACTCGCACTTGTGAAAAGATGTCGCCATAATTTACTTTAGATTCATAGGCAACAGTTAATGATAAATCAATCAAGCCAAGTTTATCTTCTAAAGCATCAACAATTTCCACGTCTTGTATATTGTAATCAATAAATGATTGAAAGTCTTTTGTATACCAATCTTTAAATGTATCGTGTTTCATTTCATCTTTACCACGACCAAGTTCTAGTTCACCAATAAAATCTAGTTTATAACTCTCTTGTCTTGTAGGTATAAACCATTGATATAGATCTAAGTAATCTAAATTCGTAATACCTTTTATATCATAAACTGTTTGAGGTCGGCCTCTTACTAGAATAACCTCTCTTTGAAATAAACCCCAAGGAGATATTTTATTTGCAACCTTATCACCAGCAATTAATATAATTCTATTCATTAAATAAGGTAAGTCAAAGAATTTAGTATTCCAGCCTGTGATAACATCAGGATAGTTTTTCATCCAGAAGTTCATAAACTCAAACATTAATTGTTTTTCGTCTTTACATTTAACGTAAGTAATATCTGGTCTGTCTGTTTTATAATCACCAACACCCCAAGTAATGATTTGTTTATTGTTTTGATTTTTAACTGTGATACAAAGTATTTCTTCTATAGGATTTTCTACATCAGGAAAACCATTTTCGCAGGCCGTTTCTATATCTAATGTAAATATTTTTATAAACTTTTTATCCCAATCTATATCTTCAGGATGTTTTTTATTAATGTATTGATAATGGTATCTCTCTAAGCCATAGATAGGTGAATTTTCGGTTGCTACCTCTCGTCTAAATTTACGAGCATCATCAATTGTTTTAAATGTAATAGGTTTAAGAAACTGGCCTTGTAGAGTTTTAAATTTTGTTTGTTGTTGCGTTAATGAATAAAGTGTAGGGTCAAAATCTATTTTTTCTTTATATTCTTGGCCTTCGTGTACACCTCTTACAAGAAGTTTACCTTTAAATTCAATAACTGATTTATAGAAATTCACTTAAATTACCTTCACTTTTATACATATTAACGTTCTTCTTATTATATATCATTTCTTTAGATAAGTCAAATGGTATCTTATTCGTTTCTTTATATTCTGTTTCACCAGGCTTTTTTATGTACCAAATTAGGTCTTTATCTTTAGGATAATTCAACGACCATTGTACTGTTGATTTTTTTAAAAGCTTTCGGTCTTTTTTAGTCATAGGGTAAATATATCTAAATTGTTTGCCTTTTACACGACTTAATTTTAATTCTATTAACTGTTTTGGATTTGGTCTCATTCCATATTTTCTGTTTTTAGTATTAGGTATATGGCCTTGCATTGTTCTTGGATGTACTTTTTCTCCTTGTTCGGTGACATAAGTATCTGTTATAGAAAATCCACCATATAAAAAATTAGCAGATTGATATACATAACCTGGTTTACCAACTA